TAGCTCTGATATGGCTATTGGCAGATACGTTGCACAAAGGGCGGGAATCGGTATCAACGCAGGCAGAATCCGTGGCATCAACAGTAAGATCCGAGGTGGAGAGGTTCAACACACAGGTGTGGTCCCCTTCCTCAAAAAGTTTGAAGCAACTGTCCGATGCTGCACACAAAACGGCATCCGAGGTGGGTCAGCTACTGTCCACTTTCCTATCTGGCACCAAGAAATAGAAGACATCATTGTCCTGAAGAATAACAAGGGCACAGAAGATAACCGTGTTCGTAAGTTAGATTATTCTATTCAAATTTCTAAGTTGTTCTATGAACGATTCATCCAAGACGGAGACATCACACTTTTCTCTCCGCACGACGTTCCTGGTCTGTATGATGCTTTTGGTACTGATCGATTTGACGACCTTTATGTGGGTTATGAACGAGATCAATCTATTCCAAGAAAGACTGTCAGAGCTCAAGGACTCATTCTGGACCTTCTGAAAGAACGTGCTGAGACTGGTCGTATTTACATTATGAATATTGACCACTGCAACTCACACTCTTCTTTCAAAGATAAAGTTGAGATGAGTAATCTCTGTCAGGAAATTACACTTCCAACTTATCCTCTTCAGCACATTGATGAAGAGAGTGGAGAAATTGCTCTGTGCATTCTTTCTGCGGTTAATGTTGGTAAAGTAAAGTCTGATGATGAACTGGAAGATCTTTGTGACCTTGCTGTTCGTGGTCTGGAAGAACTCATTGACTATCAGGAGTATCCTGTGAAGGCAGCAGAACGCGCTACAAGGGCACGTAGGTCACTTGGAGTGGGTTTCATTGGTCTTGCTCACTATTTGGCAAAACTGGGATTTGATTACGATTCACAAGAAGCATGGGATGCAGTTCATAGTCTTTCAGAGTCTTTCCAATACTATCTTCTGAAAGCATCCAATCAACTTGCAAAAGAGAAGGGGTGGTGCGAAAACTTTGGTCGCACCAAGTATGCCGATGGAATTCTTCCCATCGATACATACAAGAAGGACGTAGATGAAATTACATCAGTATCGCTGCAACATGATTGGGAATCTCTTAGAGCATCTATCTTGGAGCACGGTCTCCGACACAGCACATTGTCCGCACAGATGCCATCGGAGAGCAGTTCCGTTGTGTCAAACGCAACCAACGGAATCGAACCACCTAGAGGATACCTGTCCATTAAGAAGAGCAAGAAAGGACCCCTTAAGCAGATTGTTCCACAATATCATTCCCTTAAGAACAATTACACGCTTCTTTGGGATATGAAGTCCAATCGTGGTTATATTAATGTTGTTGCTGTAATGCAGAAGTTCTTCGACCAAGCAATTTCTGGTAACTGGAGTTATAATCCAGAGAACTATCCTGACAATGAAGTCCCAGTGTCCACTATGGCACAAGACTTTTTGACTACATACAAGTACGGATGGAAAACTTCTTATTATCAGAATACATATGACAGTAAGAATGATGAAGTGGAAGAAGAAAAGTCCGAACTTCATACTATAATGAGTGAATTAGAAAAACTAGAGGAGGGAGAGTGTGAATCCTGTGCAATTTAAGGTTTCTTTGCAAGACAAAAAGAGCAGCGTTGATGGGATGACCGTCTTTAATACGCAACAAGTTAATACTAAGAAACAACCTATGTTCTTTGGGGCACCTTTGGGTGTCCAAAGATATGATTCATACAAATATCCAGTGTTTGATAGGTTGACTACTCAACAACTTGGATACTTTTGGAGACCTGAAGAAGTTTCACTTCAAAAAGACCGTGGAGATTATCACACACTTCGTCCAGAACAAAAGCATATCTATACCTCTAACCTCAAGTACCAGATTATGCTTGACTCCATTCAAGGGCGTGGTCCTGGGATGGCTTTTATACCTTACTGCAGTCTACCCGAACTAGAGGCATGTATGGAGGTATGGGGATTTATGGAAATGATCCATAGTCGTTCATACACATATATCATTAAAAACGTTTATTCAGACCCTTCAGAGGTCTTTGATAAGATTGTTACTGATCAACGTATTCTGGAACGTGCTAGTAGCGTTACAGAGTCCTATGATGACTTTATTCACAGTGCTCAACAATGGGGCAGTGGGAATATGTGGAAAAATGACTTTAGAGATTCACCTTCATCCAAATGGGAAATCAAAGATGTCAAACGTAAACTCTACAGAGCAGTCGCCAACGTTAATGTTCTTGAAGGTATTCGCTTCTACGTTAGTTTTGCTTGTAGTTTCGCCTTTGGTGAACTTAAGCTTATGGAAGGATCCGCTAAGATCATTAGTCTTATCGCAAGAGACGAAAACCAACACCTAGCCATCACTCAGAATATTCTGAATAAGTGGCGTGATGGTGATGATCCTGAAATGAAACAGATCATGAAGGAAGAGGAAGAGTGGACATATAAGATGTTCGATCGTGCTGTAAATGAAGAGAAGCGTTGGGCAGACTACCTGTTTAAGGACGGTTCAATGATTGGTCTCAACGATAAACTTCTGCAGCAATATGTCGAATGGATTGCAAATAGAAGACTGAAAGCAATTGGTTTAAAACCACAGTATGATATTGCAGCAAATAACAATCCGCTTCCTTGGACACAGCATTGGATTTCTTCCAAAGGTCTTCAGGTTGCTCCTCAGGAAACTGAAGTAGAATCCTATGTAGTTGGAGGAATCAAACAAGATGTCAAAGGAAACACATTCTCAGGGTTCCAACTCTGATGATATTGTTAAGTTGTCATTAGATGCTTATAGAAAAGCAGCAGAATATGATGACTACATTTTTGGAAACATTGATTACAAGAAAACCTGGATAGGAATAAAGACAGAGGGGCAATAAGTCCCTCTTTTTTTATAAATAACTTTTAGGAAAAAGTTTAAAAAAAATGAAGTCTTTTAGTCAGTTTATTTCTGAAAACCCTCACTTTTTTGATGAAGAAAGAACCGCTGCAGATCCAGGAGCAAGAGCACGTAATTCCCGTACTGCTCCCGAAGGAGCATTTGGAATTAGTGACAAAGGAAAGGATCAAGCAGCTACTAATAGAATGAACTATCGGATTCAAAAAGCTGGATCGGTTGAACGTTATGCTGCAGGAAAAAGATCTCTTCCCGCAAACCCAACAACAGCACCCAAACCTGCAGCACCTAAACCCCAATATAGTTCTGATCAGCAGAAGGTTAGAGCAGAATATGATCGCTTAAGAAAAACAGATCCAAAAGCAGCAGTTGCATATGGGTTAAAGATGGCAAGGTCAGGTGCATCTAAATCAAGTTTTAAATATCCAGGTAAATGATATAGATAGAGGAGGTAACACTCCTCTTTTTTATGGCAAAACAAGAACTTACTAGAAGCGAATTTGAAGTTCGTGTGTTAAAATTAAAGCATCAAGTAGACGATGAGGATGCATGGCAAGGAGAGAAAGATCTCGTCCATAAATACCTCAATAAGGTGCTTGATATACTTGATGAATATAGACGTTGATTATGAAAACCCCTGGATGTATTTGGAGAGACCTTTTACTTCTGATGATATTCTGGACTACTATGGTTTTGTTTATCTCATTACCAATCTCACCAACAGTAGATCGTACATTGGGAGAAAGTATTTTTGGTCGCATAGAAAACCGCCAGGGAAGAAACGCAGAGTAAAAAAAGAATCTGATTGGAAAAAGTATTATGGGTCTTGTCCAGAACTTAAGGAAGAAATTGAACGCATTGGGCGACAAAATTTTAGTAGAACTATCCTCAGCTTACATAAAACAGCTGGCAAAACAAACTTCGAAGAAACGAGGCAACTCTTCGTCAATGGAGTCCTCACCGAATCACTTGACGACGGAACGCCAAGATACTATAATAGCAATATCCTCAGCAGATACTTCAGAAAAGATTATTATGGAAAAGACGATTGAACCTGTAGTGCAGATTCGTGAATGGTCAATTGATCGCATTCATCATCTTGCAGAACATGGTAGTCTTGAGCAACAGTTTGATGCTGTTGCAATTGCAGAAGAATTTGACGAATGGATTAACATTCCTGAGGGTGTAAAAGAACTTGATTACCTGTGTCTTGAAGACCAAGACATTGGCGACAAAGAAATGGACATTAACTGATTAGAAAAATGGAACTCACAGAACAACAAACACACTTGCAAAACCTGCTTCAACAACGCAACGACCTTGAAAGCACCCTTACAAAAAACAGGGAACTTTACTTTAAGGTTCAAGGTGCTATTGAGTATCTGACTCAAACTGGTGTAACCCTTCCAGAACCCGAACCTGAAGTTACTGAGGAAGTAACAGAAGAAACAACAGAGGGTTGACAAGGTTCCCCACATACCTTATAATATGTGGGTAAGCAAATGACTCAATAGCTCAGCTGGACAGAGCAACTGCCTTCTAAGCAGTCGGTCGTAGGTTCGAATCCTACTTGAGTCGCCTTGCGGAGTTAGTTCAGCGGTAGAACGCTATCCTTCCAAGTTAGATGTCGTCGGTTCGAGTCCGATACTCCGCTCTCGTCCTTTTCTATTATGGACCCAATAAAAATTCTACTATTAATAGGAGAACTTGAAGGTTGTTATACGCACACCAGAAAGTTGGGTTTTGAAGAGGACAATAAAATCCTTGATGAGATGAAGAAGAGGTATTATAAACTCTACTTCAAACTCTGTAAGGAACAAGGGAGAAATCCCTACTGATATTCCCCTGTAGCTCAATCAGGCAGAGCACGGAGCTGTTAACTCTGGGGTTACTGGTTCGATTCCAGTCGGGGGAGTAAACGGACTGGAATACATCCGTGCTCACATCTCCGAGAGAAAAAAGAAT